CGCTGAACCCATCGACGCGAACTTGGCGAGGCGTTTAACGCCATAGCCAGGCACATCAGCCTTCCGTGACCTGGTCGCATCAACCGCGTTCCGAAGAACACGGTGATTAGACAGAAGGGCACGTACATGCTGGTTGGAGACCCTGTCCGAAGCCTCACTCAAATCAAGTGTGGCGAGGGCTCCCGTGAGGGAGCCCTCTCTCGCGAGCCGTTGGTTTGGCTCTTGAGATTCGAACATTACGAGATGACGCGCATGGTCACAGCGCGCAATCTCCTCCACCATCACCGAGAGAATCCCTTGCTGCATGTACTGCATGCAAGTAGGTTCGACGGCAATGATACGTGGGGTCTTCAGCGTCTTCGGAACAGTGATCACCTTTACGGGGATCTCATTCCGAGGTTCGAGGAACGTAACGTCGTCCGTCCTCTCAAGGAAGGACTCAGATGGAATGATGTGCTCCCAGTGAGGGAATACTTCTTCCAATCTGACCGTCCACGTCAGCTGGTTATACTTCGCGTTGCCGCGAAGTTTATCAGCGGTGGCGCCAGGTCCGTGTCGTGGAATGACTGTATCGTTGTAGACTCGAGAGTCTACACGCGAGAACAGATCTGCCCACAGGAGCCGACCGACCCTACTGAAATCTTCGAACCGATTAGGTTCAGAGACGAGTAGACGTTGGTCAAACTGGCGTACGTCCTGCTCACACTCAACGTAACGATCGATGGCTTTTCTGATCCTTTTAGGGGAACAGTCGAGCTGGATCTTAGACCACATCAGTGTGAACTGACGAAGGGCAAAGATCGCATCAATCGACGGAACGTCGAGCAATCGACCACTCGTTCGGTCGAACACAAGCTCAAGGAAACCTCCGAGGAATCGGGGGAGACCGCCAGTCCGGGCGTAGCCCGGAAACTGGTCGTGAGCGACATAACCTTGGTCCAGAGCTTTTTGGAGCTCTGCGCCAAAGTTAGACAGGGTGATCGTTAAGAACGACACGCCCTCGTGTTCGATTCGGCTCGTGACTGTCTTAAAGTCACGAGTGGTGCTTGTGCCGCATCTCGTCCCCAAATCAATGAGGACGACTTGCAGGAGCGCGATCAGGCTTTTCAACTGCTCCCCTTTCAGGGTAGGAGTTCCTTAGCCATGAGCTCGCCTACGATGGAGAACGACTGTCAGTTCTCCCCACCCAGAAGCTGGGTGACCTTCGCCCCAGTCGAGGCCGAAAGGTATGCCACAAGGGCATCCACAACGGCCTTTGCCTCAGCGACCGTATAGCCGTTGACAGGCGTGTCGACCACCATGTAACAAGTCATGGAGGATCGCACGTTCTGGTTAACGACCAGCGGGTCAGCCGAGACCTTCGACTGGGAAAGTCGGATGGTACGACGGGTCCTACGCCCGTAGGAGTGGGACACCGTCAGCTGGGTCAGAGAATCGGAGCTCGTGAAAGAGCCCGAGTCCTGCCCGCTACCCGTACGCGGAAGCGTAATGGGGGTAGCTCCGACAGTGACAGTCTGTGGATCGGCGTAGCTCATAGCAGCGTCCTGACTTTGTGAAGGACGCACTCAAGGTTATGAGTGCGCGCCTTAGGAACGAATCCTAAGGCTTTTGGACGACCGGGTCATGCCCAGTGCGCCCAAAATGGCCCAACGTCGAGGCGATAGCGCTCCAACGTCAACGCCAAATCCATATGGCGATCCCCTATAACGCTCTTTGCGCACTGTAGT